CTTTGGATTGTCCAAATCATGCTGAACTAGCAGTTAAGTCTGCAATAGAAGTATTAACTGCAACCAAGGAACTCAATGAAGAACTTAAACCCCTCAACCTACCTCCTATCAATGTTGGTATTGGTATCTCTACAGGTGAATGCATCGTTGGAAACATGGGGTCAGAAGTTAGATTTGACTATTCCGTCATTGGAGACGCCGTCAACCTTGGTGCTAGACTCGAGGGACAAACAAGAAATTATGAAGGGGTGGACGTGTTGTTATCATCAGAAACATATCGACAGTGTCCAAATAGAACATTCTCAGAAGTTGATAGAATCAAGGTTAAGGGAAAGTCAGAACAGGTCACTATTTACACTCCGATTAGTTGACCCACCAACTACAGGTGATTGGGTAGCTTTTATAGGATTGCAACTTGCAGATGTCTACACTACATATCGTGGACTCAAATATGATTGTGTAAGAGAACTAAATCCTATCATAGGTGAAAGACCTTCAGTCAGTGATATGGTCTTTACTAAGAGTGTATTACTTATTCCATCAATACAATACGATTTAAGAAAAGGTAATATATCCTCAAAAACTGTAAAAGGGATAAATGGATTTATGTTAATCGTTGTAGGAAACAACTATAAAGTCTGGCATGATTCTGAAAAGAATTGTAAAAAAATATAACTTTTTTTTAAAAACCCCCTTGATTAAATCATAAAAGACCCTATATAATATAAGAGAGAACTTAAAAAGAGCTCGGATTTGGAACTTGGATTGGGCAACGCCGACATCAAGTGACCCCATTTCTTCAAAAGAGCTCGGTTCTCACCCTAATGCTCAAATGAGGTTAGGATATATTAACTTGCTATAATAGGAGAAAAATATGACGCATTTAGATATATTTGGTCAATTCAGACCGCTTACTGTAGGATTTGATAGATACTTCGATGAACTCGAAAGACTAACACATCATACGACTACTAACTACCCACCTTATAACATTGTAAAGGAAGATGCAGAGAACTATTGCATTGAACTTGCAGTCGCAGGATTTGGTAAAAAAGATATTGAAATCACTAAAGAAAGAAATATCTTATCAATCGAAGGTAAAGTAGATGAAGACTCAAAGGATTTTGTCCATAAAGGACTTGCCTCAAGAGCTTTCAAAAGAACCTTTACACTTGCAGATGATGTTGAGGTTAGTGGTGCAGACATGGTAGACGGAATTCTACACGTCAAACTGGTTAGAGTTATCCCCGAAGAGGATAAACCAGTTTCTATTAAAATTAAATAGAAAACCCCCTTTACGTATACACCCGTTATATAGTATAATGGGTGTATCTTTATATAAAGGAGATTTATTATGTTAACAGTTGGACAACAATTTCCTGCGTTCTCACTGCAAGGAATTAATGAAAACAACGAATTTGTGAGAGTTAGTGTAGACGAAAATTATCAACCATTAAAACATGATTGGTCAGTAGTTTACTTTTATCCAAAAGACTTTACCTTTATATGTCCTACAGAGATTGCTGGTTTCGACACTTTAGTTGACCATGCAAACGTGATAGGAATTAGTGGTGATAACGAGTTCTGTAAATTAGCATGGAAACAAGATAATGAATTGATAGGTAATATCAGACATACACTTGCAGCTGATTGTGGACTAGGATTATCTTCACTATTGGGTATTGTCAATGAAGAAGAGGGTGTATGTTATCGTGCAACCTTTATCTTTGACAAAGACAGAATCATTCAACATGCTTCAGTCAATGCATTAGACACTGGAAGAAACCATACAGAAGTTCTAAGAACTTTACAAGGTTTACAAGCAGGTGGTCTAACAGGTTGTGCATGGAACGATGGGGACGAGTTTGTCGGATAAACTATACCAAGTCCTTAAAGACAATGCAAATGAGAAGGGTTTACCCATTATTGAGGGTAAACTCTTCGATGCATTAACAGAAGAATACGGAAGGGAAAAGTTCCGTGAGGTTCTTGCAGATTACATAGAAAAAGAAAGACCCGAATTCCCACTCAAACCTATTTCTCACGAAGAAATGAGAAATACCTTTATTAGACTTCTAGAATATGACGTATGGAAGTTTATATATCCACACGAAAATTTAGAACAAGAAGTTGTAGAAAAGTATGACGATTACAAATACCCATATTCAGAATGGGGTCATGGAATGGTCAATGCACCTTCTACTTTTAATGATGCAAGTGATTACTTTATGCAACACTTAAGACTTGCTTGTGATTCATATGGACATAGAGCTCCATTGAATGCATTCAAAGAATCAACTGCTCAACAACTTAAATCACCATTAGGTGCAATATGGAGAGGTGTAAATGATATCAAAAAAGAGATATCAACAGATGTAGACGGAAACGAAACAATTAAGTTAGTAGGTGGTTCACTTAAAGAAGACACTTACAGAATGGCATTTAGATTGGGTGCCTATATTGCAACACAATTCAAACCAGTTGTTGCAAAATGTTTTTATGAAATGACTGAGGCAAAAACAGTTTTGGATACCAGTTGTGGTTGGGGAGATAGACTATGTGGATTCTTTGCAACCAAAGGAACAGAACTCTACATTGGTTGTGACCCGAACCCAAACACTTTTGAAGTGTATAAAAAACAATGTGTAGAATATGAAAAGATTCTTACAGGTTATGCACCAAAGATTACAGAAACCAAAGATAAGTTTATGTCAGTTGGTTCTAAAAGAGTTATAATCTATAGAAGTGGTGCAGAGGATATTCCTTATGAAGAGTTTCCACCAATAGATTGTGCATTCACTTCACCACCATATTTCTCTACAGAAACATATAACAAAGGTGGAGAACATGAAGAAGACCAGTCATGGAGTAAGTTCTCAGAATATGAATCATGGAGAGACGATTTCTTTTTACCAGTTTCTAGAAAATCATTCGAAGTGTTATCAGAGAATGGACACTTATTGATAAATATAATGAACCCAAAGATTAAGGGAAAAATGTTTCCTTCATGTGACGAAGTTGTAGACTTACTTAAACCACACTTCAAAGGTCAGATTGGAATGAGAATTATGCAACGACCTCAATCTTCTGAATCATTCTTAGAGAAGTGGTCAGACGTGAAAGGTGATAGTGACGACAATCAAGTATCAGACAAAGAAGGAATCGATAGAACTGCAATGCAAGATTTCATGAAAAAATTATACATGGAAAATGTATGGTGGTTCTCAAAAGAGGATAAGGATTTATTCTTACCTAACAGAAGAAATACATTGGAGAGTTTTTTTGGATAGTCTAACACCATTATTTGACGAAGGAGTTTATTGTGTCGTAGACAATAACAAACTTGATATGTCGGGTATTCAAATTCTTAAAGGAGAATGGAAAGACATTATCTATGTTTATGGTAAAGTTGGATTTGAAGAAGGAAAACCAAACATAAATTTTCAGAGAGATATTGTTGTCGTTCCCGAAAATCATGACTTAGACGAACTACTAAATAATAAGGAATTAAATAACCTTATGGGTGATATACTCGTAGAATTACTACAGGAACAAATGAGGAAAGAGAATGAACAAGGAATTACTGAAGGAACAGATTAAAAGACACGAAGGTGAAGTTTTAGAAATTTACGAAGACTCACTAGGATATTTAACGTTTGGTGTTGGACACTTAGTTAAAGAAGACGACCCCGAATACGGACAACCAGCTGGAACACCAGTTTCACAAGAAAGAGTAGACGAAGTATACGAACACGATTTTGAAAAACACGTAGAAGAAACAATTCATGTGTTTGAGTCAAAAGGTGGAGAGGACTTCTATGCACTTCCCGAAGATATACAACATGTTCTCGTAAACATGACTTTCAATCTAGGAGGAACTAGATTTGGTAAGTTCAATAATATGTGGAAAGGTGTTGTTGAAAATGATTGGGAAAAGGTTGCAGTCGAAATGGAAGACTCACGTTGGTTTAAACAAGTAGGAAGACGTTCAATCGAACTACAGGAGATTGTCAGAAGTGTCTAAAGTTAAATGTATCAGACTCGATACTGGAGAAGTTATCATAGGTTTTGTCGAGAAAACACTATTGGGTGATTATAAAATCCAAGAAGCACAACTTTGTATTACAGACGTGCAAGACGGAAAGTTCGAAGTAAAACTTGCACCATGGATTCCATATGCAAAAGAATATAACTTTATTATTAACAAAGATTTAGTGCAAACAGTCTTTGAACCAAGACCACAATTAGAAACAAACTTTAAGGTTGCAACTGGTAATAACAACCAAAGAGGTAGATAATGAAAGATATGACAAATGAAATTCTAAAAGGTGTTGTTGCTCATGCAGACGGACATATTGCAAAACACAAAGCAAACATTCTAGTTCAATGTAAAAATTCAGTAGGGGTTGCAGAACATGGTGACCACATTGAGACAATCGAAAAAGAATTAGAACAGATTGCTCATTACGAAGATTTAAAAGACGTAGTAAATAAACATTTTTCAGAATATACAGACAGAACCACATTGACAGAATAGACCCTATTGTAGTATAATAACTACATGGATTTCTATACAAATGTTTGTAGGACTAGGGACAAGATTCTAGTCAAAGGCTATAAGAACGGAAAACAACAAAAACTTTCTGTTGCATATAGACCCAATCACTATATCCCTTCTAAGAAAGGGGAAACACCATTCAAAAGTTTAGACGGAAGACCACTCGAAGCAGTGAATCTAAACTCTATGGGTGGTGCAAGAAAGTTCAGAGAGAGATACAGTGGTGTCGAAGGATTCGAAATCCATGGATACGACAGATATATCTATACCTACATTGCAGATAAATTTCAAGGTGATATCAAGTGGGACTTGAAACATATAAAGATTGCAACACTTGATATTGAGTGTGAGTGTGAAGACGGATTCCCCGAACCAATCTATGCAAATGAAAAGGTCAATGCAATTTCAATCAAACCTATTGGTGAAGATACACAAGTGTTTGGTATCGGCCCTTGGGAACACAATAGAACAGACGTAGTTTATCACAACTGCAAAAACGAATCACAACTCTTACTCAACTTTATAAAATACTGGAGAACAGAAAACTTTGATATCATCACTGGTTGGAATGTAAACAGTTTCGATATTACATATCTTTGTAATCGTATTGATAGAATTCTTGGTGAGGGAGAACACAAAAAACTTTCACCATGGAATCAATGTGACGTAAGAGAATTCCATTCGGGTTTTGGTCAGAAACAAATGATATTCAATCTATATGGTATCAATGTTCTTGACTATCTTGAACTGTATCGTAAACATACATTCGTTAATCAAGAATCCTACAAACTAGAAAACATTGCACAAGTAGAACTTGGTAAAGGTAAGATTGACTATTCAGAGTATGGTAATTTACATACACTATACAAACAGGATTATGCAAAGTTCTTAGAATATAATGTCAAAGACGTTGTCCTTGTTGAAGAACTAGAAGAGAAATTAGGATTGATTGAATTGACTTGTGCAATGTCATACAATGCAAAGTGTAATTACAATGACACTTTCGGAATGGTGAAATATTGGGAAACCATAATCTACAATCACCTCAAAGAACAAAACATTCAGACACCACCACAAAGACTGAAGAGTGGTAATGACAAGACACACCAAATCGTTGGTGCATATGTCAAAGACCCAATAGTCGGTGGACATGATTGGGTAGTGTCATTCGACTTGAACTCACTGTATCCACATATCATTATGCAATACAATATCTCACCCGAGAAAATGGTAAAAGGAAACAGACAAGATATCAACGTAGAGAAAATGTTATCTAAACAAGCGGACTTATCTTATGTCTATCAATGTGGAAATACAGTCACACCAAATGGTGTAATGTATTCTAAAGATAAACAAGGATTTCTTCCCGAACTTATGGAACGACTCTATGACGAAAGAAAAGAGTGGAAGAAGAAAATGATTGGTTATCAGAAAGAACGAGAAGTCTGTAAAGAACTAAAACGTAAGAGAGAACTTGATACACTTATTAAACGTGCATACAATAATCAACAGGTTCGTAAGATTGCACTTAACTCAGCATATGGAGCTCTTGCAAATCAATACTTTGCATTCTTTTCTATCGACCTTGCAGAGTCAATCACAACCAGTGGTCAGTTAATTATCAAGTGGTCAGAGAAAACTATTAATGAATTCCTAAACAAAACACTTGAGACAGAGAACGAAGACTATGTGATTGCAATGGATACCGATTCTGTTTACATTACAATGGACAAACTAGTTAAGAAAGTTTTACCCGAAGAAACAGACAAGACCAAGATTGTAGATTTTCTAAACAAATCTGAAGGAATGATTGAACAGGTTCTTGCAAAAGGATTCAAAGAACTTGCAGAATACACCAATGCATTCCAACAGAAAATGCAAATGGGGAGAGAGGTAATTGCAGACAGAGGTATTTGGACTGCAAAGAAAAGATACATTCTCAATGTTCATGACAACGAAGGTGTAAGACTTGCAGAACCGAAACTTAAAATGATGGGTATCGAAACTGCAAAGTCTTCTACACCTCAATGGGTCAGAACAAAACTAACAGAAGCCTTAAAGGTGGTTATGAATGGAACTGAACAAGAATTGTGGGAGTTCGTAGAAACTGCAAGAAAAGAATTCAGAAACCTTCCACCCGAAGAGGTTGCATTTCCAAGAGGTGTAAAAAATCTTGCACAATACTCTTGTCCTACAAACATTTATTCTAAAGGAACACCAATTCATGTTCGAGGTTCTCTACTACACAACCATTTATTGAAATCCAAGAACCTCGACATGAGATATGAAATGATTAAGAACTCAGATAAGATTCGTTTTTCATATCTCACAACACCAAACCCAATCAATGAGAATGTCATATCGTTTATTAGTTCACTTCCTAGGGAACTAGATTTACATAGATTCATTGATTATGATATGCAATTTGATAAAGCATTTACAGAACCATTAAAGAATATCGTAAACTTAATTAACTGGAATGTAGAACCAGTTGCAAGTTTAGATTCGTTCTTTGGTTAGGAGACACTATGAAACACATGATACGTTGGATGAAGATTAATGCATTTATTAATCTATATCTCGGAATAATTTTAACATTCGTTTTGATTGCACTGGTAGTGGATATCACACTGGACAGTTATTGGCATTCAAATGACTTCAAAGATTTACTTTTAGGTAAAGATGTGGCACCTACTGATTAGTATAAAGTTTTATGTGTATAGTGTATTGATTGCACATACACTGATAATGTTTTATATGTTCCCAATAATACCAATTGCAATAGGTTATATACTTCTTGCAGCTGCAATAGGTGGTTTTATGTTGTATATTGCATATGATTACGATAGAACATTTACCCAATACAAGAAAACCCAAAATCCCATAGATTGGGACTTGTTTGACACTAAATACTCTAGGAGTTAGATTCTCAGTTGGAGGTCTAATAAAATTAATCCATATGGAGTAAACAATGAAAATAGCATATATTGCTATTTTTGTGGGTATATTACTTCCTTCTTGTGCCTCAGTTGGAGCAGTTATTGAAGGTGGTAAAGAGTTTACAACTGGTGTTGTCGATGGTGCAGTTCAAGGAACTCAAACATTGGTAAACGCAGTTGCAGATGATGTAGTATCAGTTGGAACGTTAGTCGCAGACACTACAACAGGAGTCATTGACACTGTTGCAGACGAAGTTGACCGACAGACAGATGAACTACAAGAGGAAGAGAAAACTGAAAAAAAGTAGAGGAGGTCATTCCGACAGTTGTATTACTGGAGGCTATGATGCTCTATTGTTCAGAGTTCCCACAAAAATGTAGAACTAGAAGAGGGGACTAACTAGTCCCTTCTTTTTTATTATAAATAAGAGTAATGGCATATAGTAAACAAGTGATTGAGAGGTTCGAAGGTGTTTTAAATTCACCCGAACAATTCTCAGTTGGAAGATTTGACCCTAACGACCCGAATGTAGCAACAGGAATGACGGGTGCTCCCGCATGTGGTGACGTTATGAAACTCCAATTGAAACTAAATCCCGATACCAATGTTATAGAAGACGTAAAGTTTAAAACATATGGTTGTGGAAGTGCAATCGCAAGTTCAACTATGTTCGTTGATATGTTAAAAGGTTTAACTATAGACGAAGCCAAGGAAATTAAAGATAAGGATATTGCAGACGCATTAGAACTTCCACCTATAAAACTACACTGTTCAGTGTTAGCAGAAGATTCAATCAGACGTGCAATCCAAAACTGGGAAGAAAAATAATGTATGAGTATAAAGTA